CCTACCAAGGAACACACAGCGTGAACCTAGAGAGATACCCATAGCAACTCCAATCATCCACCTTTGACTTTTCTCAGTGGTAACTAAAGAGCCTAGAACTGGTCTGTCGTAAGGCGTAAGCCTTGACCTAAAGGCTGCATCAATGCCGCCAAACCTAAATGTCTTCCTTAGCTGATCTCTCCGCATAGGCTTACCGTCGATCATGTATTTACCTAACCAATCGTCAGCCCACCCTTGTCCGTACATAGCTTTCCAAGCGCCATTAGTAAAAGTAAAGCAGTCATGCACACCCCACTCAAAGGGGACATCACACACTTCGTTAAGGTATTCGTTTAACCTGCTGATCTTCCCCATGCTACTTGTTGATCCTGTATGTTTTGCACAAAGGAAAAGAAGCTATCTCCACTGTATCGGGCTTTGTGGCTTTCATCTGTATATCTCCAGTTTCGGGAACGCTCCAGCTCGACTAACTTACTTTCGATAGTAAGCACGACAGTAGCAGTTTCGGGTTCGTCTGAGATTTGCATAGTGTCCATGAAACCGCTAAAGATTTCTACCACTGGGGTGGCACTCTTTTCACCTAAGTAGACTTTAGCTAGGCGTCTCTGGTAGGGTTCCTGTAGGGCAAGTGAGATGATAGAGCTATCAAGTCCTGTCAAGGTTAGTACCATACCCTTAGCAGATAGGTCTCCGACTTCCTCAGCAGCCGCTATGTTAAGCAAAGAGCCTGTACCTATGTAAGTGTCCCCACCGATAGTTCTGTCACCCAGACCAGTCCAGAACCTTAGCGTAGAGCTATCGAAGAACAACTCTACCGCATAGTAAGGTTCCACAGAGTTACCAGTAAGTGCGGCTAGTAGGCCAATGTCTATTGTACGGCTCATCCTACAACCTCCGTAGCACCAAAGGATATGCCAAAGAAGCTGGCGTTATCTACGGACCAAGACGTTTCATTGGAAGCTAGTCTAAACACACCAGAGGCGTTAACCAGTACAGCTGATACGCTAGAACGATCTTTACGCAGCTTAGGCCATACCTCTAGTGGTTCATTAGCACTAGGAGTAACCAAGACCTTATGGAGTGTCGCATCAGACGCAGCTCCCAGCTGAATATAGTCGCCAGCTTTAATGGTGCCGTTAGAAGCGTTTATGGTAAGGCTATCGTCACCAGTATCACCACTAACCTGTAAAAAGGTAGCAGTACCTCTAGGATTCTTAGCAGAAGGATCGTAGAGCAAGAACGTACCAGCACGACCCTTAAGTGACATCAGAAACGACACCCAAGATTCAGCATCGTCTCTGTTCATAGGTGGCAAAGTTACATCGGCCTCCCACATCTGACCATCGTAGGAATGTGTCTGTTGCTTGTATGTGAACGGGGACATAGAGACAGCGACTGTGTTCCTAGCCCTTAGTTCGATACTAGCCATACCTACGTTTGTAGGCAGTGAGAGTGGGTATGAGATAGCCATTACGCCATTGCCCTTCCATAGTTACCGCCACGGCGTTTACTGTCTACAACAGCAGCCTTAGCACTCTGTGCAATCTGTGGCATCATTTGTCGGATTTCAGCCCGTACAGTCTGCTGTACGCCTGTGGAGATGTTGATGTTCTGTACGACAGTTACTCCGCCAGATTGACCTTTAGAGTGATCCACGACAGTCTCTTGTGGGTGAAGCATAGCCATAAAGCCACCCTTACCGTCCAAACCACCTGAGCGTGAGCCATTACCTGTGTAACCACCATTGTCGTAGCTCTGAAGTGCCTTACCAATACTTGCAATACCAGAGTTACTTGACCCGCCAAGGAAACCACCAAAGGCATTTACCATCTGCTGTACGACAAGTACTTTGTATAGGTGCTTAATGATGTCGGATGCCATAGACTTGAAGGCTTCCTTAACGGACTTAGTCCCGTCTACGATAGCCATCATGGAGTTAGACATTGCGTCACCTATGGTTTTTGCTAAATCTTTCACAACCTTCTTTTGTTGCTCTCTCGCAAGGGTCTCTTCCCTTATAGCCTGTATTTTCATAGCAGACATCTCTAGCTCTTTTTGATCTAAGGGCTGTTTAGCTTTGGCGTTATTCTCTTGCATAGTATAAAGAAGCTGTGCATAACGTGCTTCCTCTGCATTTAAGTCAACTAACTTGGCTTTATGCCTAGCTTGCTTTAAGAGGTTTTCTACAATCTCTTGCCCTGACTTTCGGCTATCTTTTTTAGTAGTACCGTTAGAGTATATAGATTTTCCATTTAGTGTGGGGTCTCTATCATCTGTGGTGCCCCTACCTCCATACTTTCTGAGGGATGTAGCAGCAGCACCCCCTTCCATCAGGTTGTAGGTGACTTCTTTTTGTTTTTCAATCTCAGATGTTATTTCTCGTTCTACGGCAAGTTGATTGAGTCTGATTGCAATGAGGCCCTCTGAAACCCCTTGGGCTTGCAACTTAAGTTTAAGGTTTTCTCTTTCAAAGGCGTAAACAAGTCTACGATACCTAGCTGTCTCCTTACCTTCCTCTTGCTCTAGAGACAGCAAAGCTAGTTTCTGTCGTTCTAGGCGAATGGATTCCTCTGTGTCAGCGTTTGCCTTTTCTATCTTTTCTTTGTACTTTTTATAGGCTTCTATGTGACGGTCAAAACTCTTTAGACCTTCATCTTGAGCATCATTAACTTCTTTTTGTTTGTTTTTGACAATCCCTAAAATGTTTACTAACTGCTGGAACTGTTTTTCCGTGTCGGTGACTTGAGTTAGGAACTCTATTTGTTTGTCAGTAAGAGCATCTACACCACCAACCACATCAAGTGCTTTTGCGCTTAGTGCCTGTAGTGCTTCTACAACTTGCTCTGGTCCTTCCGCTTTACCAACATTGTCTAGAGCGTATTTAAGCATACGCGCACGGTCATTAGTAGTGTCGAAGACTTTCTTAAGTTCGTCTACAGAACCCGTGAGTGGGTTAAAGTCCCCAAACCTAAATTCCGATAGCTGCTTCTGTGCCGCTGCCGCATCTAATGCAACCTGTCTTAATTTCAGTGCCTGTAGACGCTCCTCTAACTTTAAGATTTCGGGGGTGATACGTCCGTATGTGGAAAGGAGGTCTTCTGTTTTTGTGTTTGCACCACTAGCCGCAGTTATGTAGTCATCAAAAGATTCGGACAAACCGTCAAGGGTTTCTTTAAAAGAATCTCCGTTTCGACCAGACGCCATCCAAGCAACTCCGATGGCGCTTATTAAGGGAATAAGTATGGCAGCGGTAGCAATGAGGGCAGCTACGCTAACTTGCAAACCTAGTATTGAAACCCTTGCAGCCAGTGTAGCTTGTGGTAGTAGGTATAAGACACCAACAAGTTGGGTAGCCTGTTGACCAAACGCAACCATAGGGTTAGTACCAGACTGTACTTGTACTAAGAAGTCACCTACTTGATACCCAGTTTGTTGCATAGCTACGCCAGCACGATTTGAGCTTTTACCCATAGCATTGATGTGGGTACTTGCCCTAGCAGTAGCGACAGCAAGTTGTTCAGCAAACACGGCCTCTTGTCGCATAGCCGCACCGAGCTTCATGATTTCCTTACGGGACATACGAGACTTAGCGTCTAAGTTTTGCTGGGCTTTTACAATCTGGTTTATACCAGTCATGTATGCCTTTTGGTCCTTAGTCTTAGCAAAACTACGGGCAACAAGGCTTAGAGACTGTTCAGTTTGCTTACTGGTTTTAATCAGACCTGTTAAGTCACTGTAGTCCACAACTACTTTAATATCACTACTGCTCATTTGTCACCCTTAAGTATGCTTGGTCTAGTTTAGTTATGGCCTCTATCTTCCAAGGCTCAGTAGGTGTGTCTGTAAGTTCTTTCCAAGCCTTTATCTGCTCGAAGGTAATTGGAGAAGGGCCACTAAAACCTGACCCCCTAGAGGAACTTAGTTGAAGGAAGTTTGACCAAACGTCTGAAAGGAGGTGGGGAAAGAGTACGGGGGACTCTAACTCCTTTATCTTACGCCCAGTCTGTTGTTGAACTTGTTCGAGGTGATCTCGTTTTGTAGTCCCACTCTGGTCTGGCTTACTTAGTCTAAACTGATGTTCAGCCCAATCAACTAGGTCTGCGACCAGAGCTTCGTAAAATCCATAGTGTCGGAGACAACCTCCTCAATCTGATTTCTAATCCAGAAAACATCCTCATACAACTTACGGGCAGCACCAGCAGTCAACTTAGGTTTCTCTCCATCATAAGTGATGTCCCAAGACTTAGTAGTCTTAGATAGAACCTCTAGTGTAGCATCTTCGATGTCAGCGTAGTCAACATCCTGTACGCCGCTCACCTGAGCTTTCTTTAGTCGTTTGTTGATCTGTTCGTTCTGTGCTTTCTTGTACTCTTTGGAGTGAGGCGACAAGATAGTTATTACCATCTTAGTTCCATCCTCGTTAGTGAGTACCTCTCCTGTCGCAGGGTGCTTAACCTCTACAACAAGGTCGTTCAAATCTGGGGTCAGGTCTTTTAAGTCCATATCGGGTTCCTTTTATGTCGGGTGGGAAAATGGGGAGCGTCAGACCCGACACCGACACCCCCCGCCTGTAGCTACAGGATTCTTATGTGCGTGTAATACGCATGTTTGTTGCTTCTGTTTCGTCACGCAGGGCGACAAACGACAGCGAGATGATACGGCTGGTTGGTCCGTCTACACCTACGTCAGCAGAGTTGATCTTGCACCGTGGGAAAAAGAACTCCATAGTGTTAGGTGTACTTTCATTGTCACCCACTGTGACCTTCAAGGAAGTCTCTGTCTCGTCAATGAAGCGGTCCAGAAGTGCCTCATCCTCAAAGTAAGCTGAGATAGTACCCTCAACTACTGCATCACCAACCTCAAGGGCTGGGGCGCTGTCGTCACCAACTACGAATGTAGGGGCGAAGCTGTTAGTGAGGGTGAAGTCCATCGCTGTTACGATAGCTGAAACTGAACCACCGATCTCCAAGTCACCTGAGTAAGCATCAAAAGGTGCAGCACCTGTGGCAGCATCTTGTGTCTTCTCTGAGGCTGAGATGGTCATGTCTTTACCGACAATACCGAATGTACCCGTTACCATTGCGTTAGGTGCAAGGGATACTGACAAAGTGTTTACTGAGCAACCCGTGAACAAACGAGCTTGGTCGATGTCAGCTGCATAGTCCTCAATGGAAAAATACTTTGGTACTGTACCAACCTCGAGTACGTTAGCACTCCATGTGTTGAGCATAGCTGATTCAAGCAAGTCATCGAAGTCTGTGTCACGAAGGTCAGCAACAATGTCACCAGCTACTGTGCGGTTACCGTGACGGTCAACTCGTGACATACGGTCAGCTTGAATGTCTGTACCAGCAACACGCTCTTTCGTCATGTTAAGCGAATGGGATGTGAAAGGTAAGTTTTGGAAGTTGCCAGCTGGTGTCGTGCCGAATGTGCTTTCGACGATGTACGACAGACTGGAACGTGAACCCTGTGCAAAGGCCATATTGTATTCTCCTAAGAATTAGTTATAAGCATACCAACCGATATTAACAGGGACCACAAACCAAGGGCTATCAAGGAAACCTTGTATTACCTCAGAGTAGTCGATGGATACGGTTACGTTGTTTGTTGTGATTGATGTTGTAGCTTCAAACGCATTAGCTACGTTCTCTGCAATAGTTTCTGCCGCCGAAGGTCCGTTACCCTCTGGTGCATAACAGTTTATAGCAAAGACACCTTCGTATCTCTGTTGCGGATTTAAGCCACGCACGGCTGGCCTACGCGAAGTAGGTAGGTAAGTAACCTCTATGTAGCTAGTTCCCGTTGTAGGGTTATAAGGTACGTTCTGGTAGGCAACTTCTGGTAAGGATGCGACCATAGATAGTTGTGTCTCTAAGGCGGCCCTAATTTCTTTTTGTATGTTAGCCATGCTTGCTCCTTAGCTGCGCGAAGATACGGTAGTTAGCCCCCCTACCGTACTCTACATATCTAGCATGTGGGGAATGGTTTCGTATAACAAGGGATGTAGTTGACTTTAGGTCTACCTTGTTTATGTCTGAGTTTAAATCCGCCTTAGCTTTATCCCCCAGAGCGAAAGCGTCTGATCTGTTTCTAGTCTTACCCCTTGAACTTTTGCCCCTTGGTCTACCTGAACCACCAGAGGTTATAGAAAAGGAGCCTATATAAGCACCAGTATCTACCGCACCAACCTTGCCCTTACTGCTAGTAGAGGTAAGTGTTATGTTGATGGCATCGTCAGCTATAGACCTGAGTTCATCTTCTACCTGATCTTCTGCAAAATCTAACAGGCGACCTAACTTTTGTTTTAAACTAGAGTTTATGATTACCGTCATTCTGATACCTCACAGACATAACAAACTGGCGTACCAGCATTGTACATCTTACTAACGCGAGTGATGTTTACAGTATCGCCAATCCCAGTAATCTGATCTCCGTCATCAGGTTCGGTCCCCAGACCAAGGTAAGGGATAACCACTCTACGAGAACCGCGTCTAATATCATTTAGAAGTATTCCCTCGTCTGAGTTATAAACATACCCAGTGAAAATGAAGTTCTCAGTTGTTGGTGTAGCAGAACCAGTCGCAGGGTCGTAAACACCCGCAGTGGACTTAACGAGTGTCAGTTCGGAGCCGTAACGCTCTACCAGTTTTAGCAAGTTGTACGCCCTCATATGACCTGTCCCTACTCGTAATTATAGTTTTGCGTGTCGATCTTAAACTGGTCTTTGTTAAACTCAGGCTTTACACGATTGGTGTTAGCTCTAATCCCATCCACTGTAGATACCTTGATGCCGCCAGCTGCGATACCAAGACCACCTAGCTTCTGTCCTTGGTACTCTAGGTTGTCTGCTAATGAGTTGTAGTGATCTTGTAGTTGGGAGGCACTCTCTTTTAAAGCACCGCTTATCTCGCTGTCTACGTTGCGTGAGTACTTTGCCGCAATAACACGACACACCCAAGCACCTGCACTATAGACGTTGTTGTTAGCTTGAGCTAGACCGAAGACAATCTCTTCATCTTGCACCTGTTGGTCGTTGGTGTCTGTATCACCTATTAGTAACCTTACAGAGTTTAAGCGACCAAGTGTGTCGCCCGTGTTAAGGTTGCCTTCATCGTAGCTCCAAGCCATTAGTCGTTCTCCAACTGTCCATATGTTCTGCGCCAACTACGGATCAATCCGCGTTGCTTCTCAACTATCTTAGACTTCTTACACTTCTTGCGATCAAACTCAGATTGGGAAGTTGTCTTAGCTTTAACTTTCTCGTTGATGGAGTTGACCACTTTAGCCAGAGCCTCGACATCAAGAGCTTCTAAACCATCGCCAACCTTAGTTTCAACTTCCAAGGTGTCGTTATGGTATATGTATTCATTGTTGTAGAGCATCTGCGCTGTCTCTGTGTCCACAGATAACTCTTTCCAAGGGAAATGTTCTTGCCGTTCCCACTTGCGCCCTGATCCATGAAAAGGGACTTTTACAAAGACGGGTCTATCGTATTGAAAGGTCATGTCGGGTTCCTCATGTAAAAGTGGTGGGGACCACTAAGGAAAGCCCCCACCAAAGTTGTTTAGGCTACTACTGTATCGAAGAAGTAACCCAAATCAGCGCCAGTGACTTTCATGTCATAGGCCATTTTAACTTGGATGTGTTCAGCAACTTGCTGACGCTTAAGAGCATCGTCAGAGAAGCTCTCTACGGTGATGCCCAAGTTGTTTGCGCCTTGAACATTGTTCCATGCGAATGTCAGACCCGCAGCTGGGGTCATCAGACCTGCGCCTTTTGGACCGTGTACCAACAGGGCGTGTTTACCACCGATGAAAGAGTTGCTTTCTGCTACACCTTCAACACTGTCGTTCTTCACAGCTTCCATGACGTAGAAGTTCTCTACCTCAAAGATTTCAGCCAACTTAGCGTCAGTGATAAGTGCTGTGTTTGCAACAGTTGCGCCGCCGTTCAGACGGGCAAGGATTTTGGGGTGGTTGATAAGGATGTCACGAACTTCCTTGCCTACGACCATTGTGTTTGGCTTGAAGCCACCAGACTTAAGCTGCATGGTGCGACGAGCGTTAGTTACGTCTGCGATAGGTGTTGAGTTTGTGTAATCAGACCACAAGTTTGTTGGTGTTGATTCTGAACCCCAGATAGATGCAGCGAAGAAGTTTGCAGCGAACTGCTCTTCACGGTGGATCATCAAACGTGTTGCCAAAGTCTGTGCGCCAGCTGAACGGATGTCCAAGGCTGCGTCTTCGTTTGCCAAAGTCTGCTGGTCGAAGTCCATGCCCAAGCCGAATACATCAGCGTAGTAAGAGCTATTGGAGATCGACATGCCGATGCGGTTAACTTCTGTGCGTGGAGCAAGAGCTTTAACATCGCCAGTACGGTTCATGTTGTCACGGTCATATACATAGTATTTGTCGGACTGACGCTCAACGCCTACGACAGGAAATACTTTGTCTGCAATGAAGTTAGCTTGATCTTGAGCAAACGCCAAGGTGAGGTTTGTCAAGGGTTGGTCCAGATGGACCGAAGATGGTGTCAAAAGTGGCATTATATTCTTCCTTTAATGCTATAGATTAGGCTACTACGTTGCCGCCTTGGATCATTTCCATTTCGATGATCTGTCCGTCTACACCGTTTTCACGGGCATAACCAAGTACAACATCACCAGCTGCGGCTAGGAGTGCAGTACCGTCTGCACCAGCTTGAAGTTGGTCACCAGCAGTGATAGCACCACCAGCTTCTACCATTACGGAACCAGATACACATACAGTGACAGCTTTGCCAGCAGTACCGCCAGAGATACAAACGCCGATAGCGTTCTCACCAGCTGTGTCAGCCAGATCAACTTGACCGTCAGATTCCAGAGTTACGAATTTGAATTGTGCAGCTGAGAGGTCTTCTCCAGCTACGAAAGTGCGGTTGTCGCGAGATTGCATAACAGCCATTTTTATTCCCCTTTGTAGGATTTAGTGATTAGAGCTTTACCTTCATCGGTCTTTGCTACGGCAGCGTATGCTTTAGCGTAGTCACTCTTTTTCATTGAGTTGGTGTCCATGTGGGACTTTACAAGTGCATCAAGTTTGTCAGCTGCGGTAGTGAACTCACCGTCAACATCGGACTTGCCTACTTCTTCCATGGAAGCACCAAACGCAGTATCAGCTGCTTTCAATACACCCATGATCTCTTCGTTAGCCTCGAAAGACTTAACAAGTTCTTTTGCAGTAGCTACGTCAAAGTTAGGAAGGGCTGCTTCCGCTTTAGCTGTAAGCTCTGCGTCTGCTTTAGCAACCTCAGCGGCTTCAAGAGCCTTCAGGATTACAGCAGGAATGTCTGCTTTGTTGATTGACTCACCGTCATACTCTACAAACTCTTCTGGGGCTTTCTTCTCAATGCTCTCAGCACGGATCACATAGCCGTTGTCGATAAGACCTTTACGCAAGTGCTGGTTATCAGCCTTAAGGCGCTCTACTTCTTCTGCAAGAGGGTTGATTTCCTCAGCAGCTTCTTCTACAGCTTCTTCTGACTTCTTCATGTCAAAGTTGTAAGCCTTCATAGCTTCTTCTTCTGACATACCCTTATCCATGTAAGGCTTGAGCTTCTCTAGCATCTCGTCAGACATTTTCTCTGTTGTCTCTACTTCGTTTTCCATAATATCTCCGTTGGAGTTGTCACGCTTGAATAGTGAAACCATTGCTTGTGCATTGGCTGGGCGATCAACTAACGACAGTTCATCTAACTCAAGCTCCTTTAAAAGGTTAGCCATTATAACTCTTCCTTCATTGCTCTGCCGCCAATGCTAAAGGCAGCTAGTTCACCAGACTTGACCTTGGCCCAAACGTCATCGTTATATACTTTAAACGCGACAATCCAACCCTCACGGTCACTCTGTATGCCAAGGCTCTCACCGATATCTTTCGTGATTGGCATGGAGTGGATAACCGCCCCAATCTGATCTCCCTTGTGCATTTCTTTACCTACACGGACATGCTCCATAAACTTGTTTACGGCACGAACTAGCGTGTCAGGTGCAATCACATCGCCTTGGCGGTCAATCACTGGTTCACCCTTTTCGGTTACTACAGAGGCCCAGCCATAGACCATACGTTGCTCATCATCGGCCTTTAGAATTTGGCCTGTTATATCTTTCGTCATACTACCCACAGTACTACCACTCCACATTCTGCACGACCAATACCGTGCGCTTGTTTTATCCGTTGCAGTGTCACATGAGTGTCGGCTACGGAAGTTAGCCCTAGCTTTAGGGTCGTCCCTACGAATTTCCATATTAGGGTCTCCGAAGGTAACCTTAACAGTCCTGTCGCCGTCCTTAACGTACACACCAAACTTCTTGCTAGAGCCAGATGGGAGACGGAAGGGTTTGTTTAGTGGCTTGTCAGCCTTGTCCACATACACAGCATCATCGTTCTTACGAGTACTGGATGGATGACCAGCTGGGAGCAAATCCTTGTCGTGGTTGGCAGACTTACTGCCGCTGACAATACTCAAGAAACTGTTTACTCTTGCCATAGCCCATTGCTCAGGGCTAGAGACGTTAGGTCGCACACTGCTAGGGTTAGTCTTGTAAGCACCTACACCACGGTTATAGACCGTCTGCAACATACTTGTGGTTACTTTGTGCTTGGATTTAGCGTTGTGTTCTTTTACTTTAGCTGCAAGTCCCTTAGCCATCAGTCCAAATCCTCTTTGATGATGATCGTGAAGTAACCGCTGTTAGGGAATGTCTCTACTGTGTTATCACCGTAGGTCACTTCAATCTCACCGTAGTAAGTCCCAGCTGTGTCAGTGTCGCCAGCTTGCCACGAGTACTCTACGATACCGTTGACATCATCCTCAATACTGGCTACAGCATCAATCTTTAGTGAGGAAGCACCGAAAGCCTTCATGTGAAAACGGGCAGCACAACCTTCTAGGCCGATTGGATTGCCGAGTGCATCCTCAAGGGTTACAGCCAGCTTAGGGCTTGTGTCGTTTGTTTTAATCCTGAAAGCCATTAGCCTACCTTAACTCTATTGCTGTTTGCGAACTTGACGGAGTTGCCATTGCGACCTTTTACTTGGTTGCCTATCTTGCGCCTATCTAGGTTGATGACCCTAGCTAAGTCAGCGTTGTAGTATGGCTCACCTAATACTGGTGGCCTAGACAGTAGAACATCCATGTAGAATAGGTGGTCGCCTACCTTCTGTACTTTTGGTACTTCTGGTTGACCTGTTGTTACACCCTCAGCGGATAGTACGTTGTTCTCTACGAAGGGTACAAACGGGATGATTACAGCACCAGTGTTTAGTGCTCCAGTGTCGAAGGTCTCTTCTTCCGACATGCTGTTAGCTGGTAGCTCAACTGCCCCTGTGACCAACTCAGCAGCGGAGAACGTCTCATCCTCTTGCATAGTGGCGTCTGGAAGGTCTACGTTACCTGTATTTAGGTTAGCACTAGACAGTTTGTTGTCTTCAACGAAGTCTGCGCTGGGTGTCTCAGGGTCTTCTGTAATGATGTCCCTTGCGGTAAGAGTTTCCTCTTCTTGCATGGTGTTGGCTGGAAGTACAACAGAACCAGTAGCTAACTCATTTGGTTCAAACGTCTGTACTTGTCCAAATTCAGATGTACCGTTAACTGGGGTGCCAGTGTCTATTGTACCAGTGGAAAAGGTCTCTTCCTCTGACATACTGATGTCTGGAACGTCCACGTTACCTGTATTTAGGTTGTCGCTAGATAGTTTGTTGTCTTCAACGAAGTCTGCACTAGGTGTCTGGGGTGTACCTGTAATGATGTCCCTTGCGGTAAGGGTTTCTTCCTCTGACATGGTGTTATCTGGAAGTACAACAGAACCAGTAGCTAACTCGACAGGCTCGAAAGTCTGGTCTTGATTGAATGTGGTTGTGCCGTTGACAGGGTTTCCAGTCTCTAACACACCAGTAGATAAAGTCTCTTCCTCCGACATACTATTGTCTGGAACCGAAACATTACCAGTAGCTAACTCGACAGGCTCGAAAGTCTGATCCTGATTGAAGGGCGCACTAGGTGTCTGGGGTGTACCTGTTACTAGGTTACCAGTGGAAAGTGTCTCTTCCTCTGACATCGTTATGTCATCAACAACCACGTTACCAGTCGTGATAGTGACAGAAGCTAGTGTCTGACCTTGGTTGAAGGCAGATGTACCGTTAACAGGGCTGCCAGTCTCTATGGCACCAGACGACAGCTTGTTGTCCTCTGTGATGTCTGCCGTACCAAGTATGTGTCCAGAAGAAGTAAGCTCCCCAGTGGAGAATGATTCATCTTCGTTGAACAGTACTGCGTCAACCGTTGGGGCGTTAGTGTCAAGAGCTATAGGCTCAAACGTCTGATCTTGGTTGAAGCTAGTGTTGTCTACAGAAGGAGCGCCAGAGGTGACAAACAAGCCACCTAAAGTCTCTTCTTCTTGCATAGTATTGTCTGGAACAATCACCGCACCAGTAGTAAGAGCGACGGGAGTTAGTTCGTATTTCTTGCTACCAGCCCCCGCAAAAGTATGGGCTGCAAAAGGGCTGGTTCCAAACATCTAATGCTCCTAGTTTTCGTCACCCTCATATCGTGAGGTCCACATAGTAAGGGAATACTTAACCCCAGACTGTAACTCATCAACGTAGTGTCCATGTGTCACTTGTGCAGGGAACAAAATGCAGCTTCCAACAGGTACATCTAGGTTGGTAAACTTTTGTCGGGGGAAGAACAAAGTGGCACCTTCGTAGTCATCGTTCAGCTTTACGCTACCTGTAACCAGAGATGCGTCAGTGTGAAGACCAAGTGATGTTTGGGTGTCCATAGCGTAGCGCATAGTAAAGGCATCACGCAAACCCATGTACTGTAGGGGCTTCCAATGCTTCTCGCATATCTTAGCTAACTTGTCTTCCCATAGCTTCTGATAATGTTTCCATAAACCTAACTGTTTTAGTCTGATCTCTTGCGCTGGGAACTTGTCTCCAGCCATACTAGACCAAGACCCAAGCTCGTCAGACCTACGGATAAGGTCTTTACACTCACTCTCAGTAAGAAGCTCAGTAACCAGAATGTCATCCGCTACCTCGTTGTACAACATAGATACAATGGGTGCTGACGACACTTGTTCGTAGTAACCAAACTGATTAGCCATATTGTCAAACCGTAACTTAGCCTGATCTCCACCGTTACCGTGGTAGGTACAAGGAGCGCATATAGGTCCGAGCAATTCAACATTAGACTTGATTACACTTGGATCATCGTTCTGGAAGATGTACGCTTCGTGATCTAAGGCTACCTTAAGTGTTGTTACAAGTAACTCAGCCTGACAGTATTGTTGGTCGTCTAACCCTTCGGTGTTCATGTCGTACAGCCAACCTGCCCGTGAGAAGAAGTTCCTTAGCGCACCAGCCCGTCCAATGTACTGACCGCTGTTAAGGTACTTGTAATGCTCCCGTGGAAATTTGCTATCAAACTGTCCTTGCAGGGTTTGCTCTGGGGGCCAGAAGTTGCTCTCTGCGCCAAACAAGATGTCTACGTTGAAGCCTAAGAACCGCTCTAGTATCTCTTGCGGTGTCTTAACCAAGAATGTGTCATACCCGTCCATGAACAAGACGACATCATCTTCTGGTAAGTCTAGTAAGGCTTCTCTGACCATCTGAAGTTTAGGCATACCAGCGTGACCCTCCATAGGATCGTGCCAATCAGAGCCTTTACCAAGGTTAGTTACCTTAGCTCCAAACCTGCTAGCAGATTGCTTCAATGCCCACATCTTACTCTCGTCTGTGGCGACAGTAAGGAGGTGTAATTTTTCGGGTTTCATAACTTCGGTATCCTCAATGGTACTGGGTCGGGTTGACCGTGGGATTTGAGTAACAACCTCTTTCGGGTAGAAGTAATTACGTTTGTCTTTTAGCTTCTCTGGTATCCATTCATCGACTGGTATGATGCCTTCCGCAAAGTCTTGTATAAGCGTGGCGGCAGTGTCAGGCGTAATAGCGTAAGCGTGACAGTTATACCAATAACCAAGACTGTTCCATCTATAACCAAGCCAAGCACTGTCGTACTCCTGTAGCATCCAGTCTACATGACTAGGATTGATTTCGTCAAATACTGCATCCTCTTCCAGTATAAGACCGTTAAGGTTGCTTTCGGCTATCTTCTGCCAGACCTTGTAGTGGCTCACAGAGCACCCAAACTCACCCTTTAGTAGTGGTCGGTCAAGGATAGGGTCTACCCAGCCTGTACGGGCCTTACAGCCAGTCTCAGAGTACATCTGATCCCAAGTCTTATCTCTAGCATCGTAGGCTGACCCGTGAAGAGAGATTTGATAGACTATCATTCTGGCTCATGAGGCCATGCTATGTTGTGCGGGAAGCCATATTGATCTGTGACGTCTAGCAGCCTTAACCTATACTCTTTCCACTCCTCTTGCTTAGACACGGCAAGATCAGCCCAGCGTAGAGGGTTAGTCACGAGAGGGTCAACCACTGTGGCTAGGATGAAGTCACGCTCTGCACGAACATCTTCTGATACGGCTGCATCTAACTCTGCCTGAGTGGGAGCAATGTAAGGTGCAAAGTCCGTACCAATCATAGCCATGATAGCATCGTTGTCGATAGTTGTGTCCGCATCATCGGGGTCTAGTGTGTAGGGTATCCATCCGAGTTCTGGGTGGTTAATCTCTACATCCATACGAAGATTGTCAGACTGTAGGGATGCCGCATTGCGGACTTCTGTGATTGTAATTCTCATTTAAGAAACTCGCACATAAAGTGTTGCTGCATATCTGTATGTGGACGTAGTGGTACGACCACCCATTGCTCTCCAAGTACCCGATGGCGCGGACCCCTGATTGTGTCCAACGCTGTACCCAGAAGAACTGGTAATAGAGTTAGATGACTGAGCGGAATACCTTAGAGTTGAACCAGAGCGGCTGCTACCTGGACTAATTCCAACACTACTGGAAGTTGTTATCAGATAAGCATAACTACCGACAGTATTTACCGATGGGGCTGTACCACCACCAGATTCACCCTTCTGACCTTTAGAACCAGTAGAGCCAGTAGAACCTGTCGATCCAGTTTGACCCTTTTGTCCCTTTTGCCCAGTACCTCCAGTAGAGCCTGTATTACCAATTTCACCCTTTTGACCTTTAGCACCAGTAGAGCCAGTAGAACCTCCCGATCCAGTTTGACCCTTTTGTCCCTTCTGACCTTTCTGACCAGTAGAGCCTGTACCTCCAGTAGAGCCAGTTTGACCCTTCTGACCCTTTTGCCCAGTAGAACCTGTATTACCAGTCGGACCAGCGGAACCAGTAGGGCCAGTATTTCCAACCTCACCTTTCTGGCCTTTGGCTCCAGTAGAACCTCCCGATCCAGTTTGACCCTTTTGTCCCTTCTGACCTTTCTGACCTTTCTGACCTTTTTGTCCAGTGCCGCCAGTAGAG